TATAACTCCTCTATTAAAGCTATTGCTAGTGCTGCTATAAACACTACTGCTATAAATGCTACTGCTGCGAAAGCTGCGACTGTTGTGATCATGTTGTTCTCCGTTGGTTAAGTTGTGCTGCTTGGTAGTAACTATAAGTACTCCTGAAGAAAGTGCTAGTTTCATCAGCTTTTCCTTGGAACGTTTTGGAAGTATCGCTAGTACTAGTGTGAATTAGTACTTGTAGTGGGGGTAGGGGGTCTTTTTTGGTGCGTGGGCGTATAATCCTATATAGTCACTCTTAAAATTTTCTAAACTTTTTTCAAACACCTTCACACTTACTACCACTCCTAGCCCTTCCACCTACCACAAACAATCCCCTAAAGACCCTTGCATTTAAAACCTTGACAACCTATACTTACTATAGTATTCGCGCACGCGCACATATAATAAAGGTACTACAAATGTACCCCACAATCACCCCACAACCCGCACCACATAAGGAGGGAGCATGGAAAGAGGCACACAAATAGTTGTAGAGATGCTATCTAAAAACATCCCTCAGGCAGAAGTAGCCCGTATTCTCAACTGTACACCTAGTGCGGTTAGTCAGGTCGCCGCTACCTATGCTACTAAAATAGCAGAAGCATCTACCCTATCAACTACTAGTACAGAAGTGATGGAAGATTCCATGGATAGGATTGAGAACAAGCTACTAGAGAAGATAGAGAACACACTACCACTTGAAACTGACCTAATGAAACTAACTAAGATGTTCCAAGTAGTGAATGGTGCTAAACGTCGTAGTAAAGGTGAAGGGCATGTAGGTGCGGGTAACGTAACCGTGGATAATCGTAAAGTAGTACAACTAAACCTGCCAGCGCACATGCAGCGCCAAGTAGAGTATACTACTAATAATCAAAATCAAGTAGTAGAAATTAATGGGCGTAACCTCTCAATAGCATCAACTAAGAGTATTGAGAAAATGGCAGGCATAGGAGATTATGAAGATGAGCAACAAGAACTGCAACTACATGATGACACTGCACTACAAGGAGACGGAACTGGACAAGGAGATAGACCATTGCCCTCGCCGACTAACGACAGCAGAGAAGAAGTTAGCACAACTGAAGCAGCAAGCATCACGCTTGAAGATTTCGACAGAGACTAGTACGGATGACTAACCCTACTGATATGGTACAAGCTGGTGCTCCTCACGAGTTTGACCACAACCAACATTTCCTAGTAGATGACATTGTTGCTCAAATGCAGAGTGACCTTGATGTCTTCGCAGGCATAGCACTTCCCGAGGAGTGTACTGAGCCTTTCAGTGACTTGCACCATAACGTGTGGGCAATGATGACCTCATCAGTACTGAGTGGAAATAGGCTAGATAAGTATGCAATAGCCATACCTCGTGGTCACGCCAAAACCCTCTTACTGAAACTGCTATGCCTGTTCTCCATTCTATTCTCTAAACGTAGATTCATACTAGTACTATGTGCTACTGCTACACTAGCTGAAGACTTCATTAGTGACGTGTGTGACCTCCTAGACTCTCAGAACATCATAGACCTATTTGGTGATTGGCGCTCTGACATTGAGAGTGATAACAACAAGCTTAAGAAGTTCCACTACCGTAACCGTGACATTATCATGAAGCCTCAAGGTGTTGGTGGTAATGTACGTGGTACTAACATCAAGTTTGTACGTCCTGACCTAATCATATGTGATGATGTTCAATCACGTGAAGATGCACAAAACCCTGTCACTAGTAAGCAACTCTTGCAGTGGTTCTTAGGTACAATGCTTAAAGCTCGTAGTCCTAGATGGTGTACGTGTATTTACCTAGGTAACATGTACCCTGATGTAGAGATGGGTGAACGTGGCTCAGGACTATATACCTGTCTACTGCGAAACCTACAACTTAATAGTAGTTGGATGACTTGGGTGACAGGTGCCATACTAGCAGATGGTACAGCACTATGGGAAGCAGTACATTCACGCGAAGCACTACTAGAGGATTTACGACAAGACTCTGACATGGGTGAAGCAGCCATATGGTATGCAGAGGTACAGAATGATCCAGCAGCTGCCAGTGTTAAGCACCTTGACCCTAGTAAGATTCCAGCGTATCCGTATAACGAGCATGACCTAATCGTAGGCAAGTACCTAGTAATCGACCCATCACTTGGTAAAAAGAAGAGTGATGACCAGATAGTAGGACTCTTCTATGTCTACGACGACAAGGGACCAGTGCTTACAGAAGTACGAACCATTCAGAAGTCAGCACCAGAGCTAGTTGAAGAGGTGATAGTATGGGCACTAAAAGAAGGAGTACCACTAATCACTGCTGAGACAGTAGCATACCAAGCAACACTATTACAATGGTTTGCCTTCTGGTTCGAACGCTTACAGATTGAAGGAATACAACTAGCTGGGGTGGCTCCTAAAGGTATGAGCAAACCCTCACGAATACTAGCGTATTTTAAATCACTAATGGCTGGGCGCAGTATATGTGCACCTACGTCACTACCTCTGGTAACAGCACAAGCTCAGTTCTACCAGCCAGATAAACCTAATAATATTGATGACATACTAGATGTTGGTGCCTACGGCGAAGAGGTATTCGTACAGCACTCACAGTCATGGATATTACCACTTGAAGGTATTACCAGTAACTATCTTGATACACCTGACAATACTCAACGTGCTGAGACTACAGAAGCAGACTGGTCATCAGCAGTAACTATGTTGTAGTTGCGTCGCTGCAGTACAACCACACGCATCATGGGTGAATTTTTGCTTAACAGCGCGACTTAAGTACTAGTAGTGGGAGCAATGTCATACTGAAGTGAGCGGAGCGCAGCGGAGACGAACGTAATTGACATTGTGACTACTAGTAGTACGGTCGCAAAGCTGTTAAGAAAATATTCACACAATAAGAATACTAAACCCCAAAAGGAGTAGTAGTAATGACTACTAATGTAGCACTAAAATTACCTAAGAAAGTCCAGAAGAACTTAATAGCATTTGCCAATATGCGTTATGCATCTTTTGGTATTAGTACTTACAGGGAGCGCTTTGAGAAAATAGACAAGGCTATCCAACTTGAGAGTGATAACCGCAGGGAGAAGATACCTGACTACTTTGATGATGTAGAACAGCCACTAGTTGCAGGACCTACTAGTACTGTTGCTAACTTCCTCATTGATACTTTCGTAAATAACCAGCACTTGTTTGAGGTAGTAGCACCAGATCCTACTAATGCTGAAGGTGCAGACCAGATGAATGCTATTAATGAGGAAAATAGCAAGCGTAGTAACTGGACTCGTGAGTTTCTACTATTTTTCCGTAACATGCCTAAGTACAACTATGGTGCTATGGAGTTATTGTGGGAGATTGAGCCAATATTATCTTTAACAACTGACGCTGTTAATGGTAGTAACACAGGTGCAGCAGTAGAAGCTAGTACTCGCCAAGGTAATGTGTTCCATTCATGGGATCCGTACAATACCTTTTATGATACTAGTGTTGATGTTAACCAAGTCCACGCTAAAGGTGAATTTGCAGGTACAGTAGAGCGTGTTAGTATGATTGAGCTACAATCACGTATTGATAAGCTTAAACTAGCAGGTCGTCACCTGATGAACATTGATAAGATTTGGAGTGTAGGCAGTAGTGCACCTACTCATTACTATACACCTGCTGTTCGTACTGAAGTTAGTGCTAGTAAACAGGATAACGGTTGGTTAGGCTTCTTTGGTGAAACTCCTGACATGGTAGGTAGTGAACGTCGCTCACTTAGCTTCATGTACGAGTATGTCACCATGTATGTTCGTATTATTCCTAAGATGTTTGGTGCTAGTACTCCTGGCGCAGACAAGATTCAAATCTGGAAGCTACATATAGTAGGATGGGACACACTCATCTATGCTGAGAAGCAGAACAATGCTCATGGTTTCTTTCCATCAGTGTTCGTACAACTAGATGAGCAGAACATCCAAGACCAAGTTAAGTCATTAGCTGAGAAACTAATACCAATGCAGAACCTCAGTACTAAGTTGTATGATTCACGACTTGCTAGTATTGTACGTGCTATTGGTGATAGAGCATTGTATGATGGTGGTCGTATTGAGAAGCGTCACCTTGATAGTGATAATCCTAAAGCTAAGATACCAGTAAAGCCTAACATCTTGAACCCCGGTCTTAGCAATGCTTACGCATCAATACCATTCAATGACAACATTAGTCAGACCTTCTTGCAAGAGCTAGGATTCTTAGACCAACGTGCTAATAAGACTAGTGGATTGAATAACCCTCAACAGGGTCAGCTACAGAAGGGCAATCGTACTCTTGGTGAATTTAATGAAGTAATGGCGAATGCAGATGATGACTTGCGTACATGGGGCAAACTAGTGCAAGCTCAGGCAATGACACCACTGAAACAAATCCTTAAAACAAATATCTTGCAGTATCAACCGCCAACTACTATAGTACCTGATAACGGTCAAGTGCAGCAGCAGATTGACCCAGTAACACTACGTAAAGCTGCTATAGGATTCAAGGTTGCTGATAACTTAGTAACTAAGGAAGCTATACTAGATATGCCAACTGCTCGTTCATTCTTTGAGTTACTACTACAGTCACCTCAATTACAGCAGTTCTACGGTGAGCGTCTACCTGATTTAGTAGACCACGTATTTAGTACTATGGGATTCAATACTCGTGACTTCCGTAGTCAACAACAGCCACAAGGTCAAGCACCTCAAGGTCAACCACCTGCGGCACAACAGCCAGCAGCACAACAAGGGACACCAGCTTAATGCAATTAGAAGATATTCTTGAAGGCAGAGTTTCAACAGATGAGATAGATACTAGTAAGTTCATGCTAACTGGTACTAACATCCAAGGGTTGCGTAGCATAAAGCTGCGCAGCACCATGGAGCTACTACAACTGGAAGCTGCCAAACTTAGCGACGAAGACTTTCGCAAGCAGTACATGATTAAGCAGTATGAGATATCATTCATTGACTACTTAATAGATCTATCCACCATCAACCTAGCAGAAGCTAATAACAAAGTAAAATCTAACACTGAGGACTAAAAACTATGAACATTCCAATGGGCGGACACAATCAAGTACCACAAGGTAATCCAGCTAATACTCCTACTGCTGATGTAGGTGGTGGCTTCCAACAAGGTCAAGCCTTTGACCCTTTTAACGAGCAAGCACCTAATCCATTTGTACCAGCACAACAAGCACCAGCACAGCAGCAAGCTCCAGCACAGAACATGCCAGCTGGTATGATGCAACAACCTCCAGCAGAACAGCAACAAGGGGCGCACTCTCCTGCTCCTACTGGTCAAGGGGGTGCATCCACTCTAGACTCTTTCCTGCCAAAAGCAGATAATAGTCCTGAAGGTGGAGCACAGCAGCAAGCAGCACCTGCATCAGCACCAGAACCTACTAAGTCTATCTTTGACAATAATGTAGATGCGTACCACAAGATGGTAGCAAACAACAACTTTGTGGGAGATATTACTCCCGAGTCAATGCAGAAGATTATGCAAGGTGATGTTACTGAGCTTACTAATGTCATTAATGGCGCAGTAAGGCAAGGTGTTGCTAGCTCCGCTTATACTAGTGCTAGAGTTGCTAATGCTGGACTTAATAGTCACATGGATAACTTCCAAAAGACTACACTACCATCAATGTTAACTGACCATAGCTTCCAGCAAGGTTGGGCTAATAACAACGATACTATATTAAGTCACCCAGCAGTAGCACCACTAGTAGAACAGCAGACTGCTACTTTTAGAAGTCAGTTCCCTGAAGCGTCAGTACAAGACATTCAGACTAAGGTAACTGAGTACTTCAAGGCAGTAGCTGGTGCTTTCACTAACCAAACTAACACTGCTCAACAAGATGACCCTAATCAGGCACCACAGAACAACGCCACAGGTCTTGAGCAATTCTTTAACATGTAGGAGATATAACCATGCGTTTTTATGGTACTAATGATTTACCCACGGATTTCGCTAAGAAGTCATTCGCAGCTAACCTAGCACGTATTATGCCTAATGGTGAAGCTCCATTATTTGCTATGAGTGGTTTAGCTCGTAAGAAAACAGCACTACAGATTGAGCATGGCTACTGGTCTAAGACTATGCAGTTCGCTTCAATCGTATTAGCAGCAGCAGTTGTTAGTGCAGGTGCTACTAACTTTGAAGTAGTTGATACTACCTCTGTTAGTGTTAACGATGTAATACGTGCTCCTAGCGCTTTCTCAGGTGGTAACTTTGTTGCTCCTGAAAACGTTCGTATCACTGCAATTGTAGATGCTACTAACATTACTGTTGAGCGTGGATTTGGTGGTACTACTGCTAAAGCTTCAATCTCCAACGGTTCAGTACTACCTGCTATTGGTAATGCTTACCCAGAAGCATCAGCACGTCCTAACCACAAAGCTATCGTTCCAGTACGTCACTTGAACAATACTCAAATCTTCCGTAATGCTTGGTCACAATCTAAGACATTAATGGCAGTACAGCAAGTTGCTGGTATGGGTACTGTTGCTGAAAACAGATTAGATGCTTCTAACTTCCACGGTCGTGACATTGAGTTAGCTACTTTCTTCTCTCGTAAGAGTAATACTAACGATGCTGTTACTGGTGAAGCACTACACACAATGGATGGTATTGAAGCTATCATTGAGAATCAAGCTCCTGGTAACTTACGTGAAGCGGGTGCTACTACTACATACGATCAGTTAGTAACACTACTTGATCCTGTATTAGACCAAAAGACTGATTTCATGCAAGGCAACAAGCGTGTTATCTACTGTGGTAAAACAGCACTTAACGTATTCCATCAGATTGGTCGTTTATCAGGTCAGTATGAGATTGTTAATAAGCAAACTAGTTTTGGTTTGAAGTTCACTGAGATTACTATCCCACGTGGTACTTTCCAATTAGTAGAGCATCCAATCTTTAACACTGATCCAGAGTGGCAGAAGATGGCAGTAATAGCTGACTTGTCTAGCTTTGACTTCGCTTACTTAGAAGGTCGTGATACTGAAGTTACTTTCATTAACGAGCAAGCACAAGCTACTGACGGACAAGATGCTAAAGGTGGTGTTCTTACTACTGAATTAACCATCGAGTTGCAAAACCCATTCGCATGGGGCGTTATCTACAACTTACGCGCAGGTGCAGCTGCTTAACACAGCTCCCTTTTAGTCCTCAGTGGGACTTTAGCAATCCCCTATCCCTACCGACTCAGGGGTAGGGGATTTTTTTTTATATCAACAAAGGTACAGCCCGATGACACTAGATGAAATCGTCGCAGAAGTAGTAGCACAAACTAGACGTGTAGACAAGACGGACGAGATTCGTCGTACTGTACGTAAGGCTATTACTCAGGTACATAATGTTGCGTTCTTTAAACGTGACAGGCAAGAGGATGTACTGATACTGCAAGACCCTCTTAGTAAATTTAAGATTCCATTACCAGCACGTTGTCGTAAGATTGAATCATTAATACCAATGAGTGCTGGTGGTGCTCCAATTCGTATTACTACTCATGACAATCGTTACGAATACATAGATGCTGCTGATATAGTAAACTCTTTCTTTAACTCCAAGACCGATACCTATTACGATACAGGCTCAACACTAGTAATCAATTCAAGTGTAGCAGCACCTCAACTGTACGTGAGCTGGTATCAGTTACCAGAAGTAGCAGATAACAATCTTGAGACTTGGCTCATGGCGCTACATGATAACATTTTTATTGATACTGCTAAGATGATGTTTTGGCAGAGTAATGGTAGAGACCAGCTAGCACGTAGTATGCGTGACACTCTCTTCCAAGTAGATTACCAAATGCTCATTAATAACTACAGCATGGGAGGTATGGACTAATGTCATACAGCAATGAAGTAGAAGTAATAGTGCAGACAGGTGCTGAGAAATTAAAGGATATAGGCAAGCAGGACGTAATTGTCACTACTAGTGCTCATGGTGCTGTAGGTGTACAGGATGTACTATATCCCTCTCAACAGCATAAGACAGAAGAACGCTACCTAGCAACACAGGAAGTCCCTGAGGACTCTAATGGACTAGGTTATCAATTCACCAATACTAATAATACAGAGGTCTAAAATGACAAGTCCAACAGTGTTTAGTAGTAGAGCAGGTCAACGTGTTGTCACCGAGAATACAGGTGTCAAACGTATAGCAGGGGCAGACCTACTCACTCAAGGTAAAATCCCCGAATGGCAGTACTACTTGCTGGATATAGAATCCATTGTAGTTTACCGCAATGATGGCAGTGATGTATGGGTCAACGGTTTAGGTCAGGCTGCTGCAGGTTCACTTGCAGTACGTGATAGCATCCCAGCATTCGAAGGTTACAGATTCTACGTACTAGAGCAAGATACTGCTTATGAGTACAAGAGTGGTAGCTGGACAGGTTCAGTATTCAGTGGTAACACTCTTAGTCCTACATTTGTAGAGATTAATACTGCCTCTCAGTTAGAACGTGGACGTAAGTACTACGTTACTGCTGACGCAGATTTAACACTTCCACCTTTAGATGATACTGCTGGTGGTAATGGTGCATCATTATTCGGTCATGAGATTGAAGTAGTAGTTGCTCGTGGAGTTACTTCTAGATTCCTTCCATCAGGTGCTGAAGCATTCACCAAAAGTAGCGGCACAAATGTAACACCTCTGATACTTGCAACTGCTACATCATACTTGCTAGTAATGGGTGCTACTGCTTGGGAGGTAATGGCAGTAGATGTATTAGATCTGCAAGTACAACTAGATGGTAAATTAGTTGCAGCTAACAACCTATCTGATGTCGCCAATGCTGACACAGCACGTGATAACTTAGATGTATTTAGTACTGCTGAAGCTAGTGCAGACTCAGATGGCGCAGTTGATAACATTATAGCTGGCTCAGGTCTTACCAAGACTGGCAGTAGTGCTGCAGGTACGTCTGCATTTGCGGCTGACTTTGCTACAGCATCAGAAGCTACCAATCCTGCAGTAACAGATAAAGTACTATCACCTTCTCATGTTACAAGCGCAGTTACAGCAGCGACACGAGGAAGTGAGTTCAATAACATCACAGGTCTACTACCTGCTACTACTGAAAGCAAGTTCTTAATGACTGCTAATGTAGATCGTACGAGAGTGGATTACCCTGAGTTTACAGGTGTATTTAACTCTGACCCTTACATTCGTCATGACGCACTTACCACTGTAGTTGTGCCAGCAGGTCAAATCGTATTACCTAATACAGGCGCTGATCCTACTAGCCATTATGTTAGTGTTAATAGTGCAGGTACTATCTCTCTAAGCTTAGGGCAGTTAGATAAACAAAGCACTAGTGAATTCTTCTTAGGTGTTATTGTTGAGATTAATGGTGAAGTTGCATTAGGTGCAGGTGGCGATGTAATCAACAATGGTCCATGGCTTGCTAGTACTGAGACTAGTATGCGTATAAGCGATACCACTGTATCAGGAGGTCTAGTACAGCCCAGTGTTACTGTTGGTAAGGTTGCAATGGATGCTCTTACATTTACACGTGAAAGTGTTAACTGGGAACAGTCAGACATTGAACCTCATCAACGTACACTAGGTGCTGTAGATCCACTACTGTGGACTTACTTAGACCGTAATGGTAACGTAATTGGTACCTTACAGACTGATGAAGTAGATGGTAATCAGCTTGATGATACTACTAATGTTGGTAACAACGAGTATTCTATTCAAGTAGTCTATAGTTCATCTGAGGGTGTCATTGGTGTGCTGGCAGGACAGAGCACATTCTCTACATTGGTAGCAGCCCAAGCAGCAGTAGAGAACTACAATCCTGTAATACCAACAATCTTGACTAACGTATCAGAGATTAGCCGTTGGATTGTACGAGGTAGCCAGTACCCAGGTAGTGGTAGTCTTGATCTTACAGATGCTAATAACTTTGTGGCAACAGTGAGTAATACAGTTTCAGGAGGTGCAAGTGCTAGTGCTGCAATTAACGTTACAGCATCTAACACTAATAGCACACTTACTGCTACTAACGTGCAAGAGCAGAATGATGAGTTAGCTAATCGTACTGACTTGAAACCTACTACAGGTGGAGGTGCAATTACATTTCCATCCATTATGGTAGAAGATGCTACACCTTACACACTTCCAGCAGTTCCTACTGAAGAGGGTGTGGTACAAAAGCTTGTAGCATTTGGTGGAGTCATTGCAACTTTCAATACTAATGGCGGTACTAATGATATCACTAGTAGTAATGGTAAGTTCGCAGATGATAATGTATTTAGAATATTGGAAGCTGACAATGGTAAGATTTACTATCTTATTAGTCGTGCTGGTAAATGGGTCTTATAGGAGAACATATTATGGTAGATTCAACAAGTTTAGGTGGTGGTGGTGGTGTCTCAGTAGGTGACATTGTTTCAACTACTAGGACAACAACAGAAGCAGGTAATGTGTTATTGCCATTATTTCCATATGGGAGAATTTTAAGCGCCTCAGAACTGACAGCTTATCCCTTACTTGCTGCACAGTTAGATGAACGCTTTGCAATAACACGATTTCCTATAACGTTTGGCGCTAGTATAGGACTTACAAATAATGAGATAGCTAGACAGGAGCGCAGTGGTGTAACTGTAGACGGTATGTACTTTGAGCAGCCTGATGATTACAGACTTATGGGCTATGACGCTACAACTGGTTCACAATCACAAATGTATTCTTCAGGGAACACATCCGACGAGAGTATATCATATGATATGAGCGCTGACGGTGTGGTCAGAGCTTTCCTATGGTATGACGCTTCAGCAGGACTTATTAGAATGTACGTGTCTGTCAATTCAGGTGCTTCTTATATCAGTCACGCGAGTTCTGTTACTAGTGGGGTTGGGTGGTCTCCTGCATACGGACAATTAGGTAGCGTCAAAGTACTTGATGATAACTCAGTAGTAGCAATATTCATGGAGAACCAATCTACTTCGATAAACTATGTAAAAGTAGATTCAGCAGGTGTAAAACAGTTAGACGTTCTAAGAACTCTACCACTTTCACTTGCTAACCCTGCCGAAATGAGAGCAGATTTTACAGATGATTTAAGTAAAATCGTTGTGTCTGTATACACAGGCTCAGGTTCAGATAGAAGTGCAATTTTTACTAGTACAGACGAAGGGGTTAATTGGACTAGATTACAGGGTTTCCCTGTACCGTATCTTCAAATAACCAGTGACGGTAGTGGTATTACAGCAGTTGCACGTATAGATGACAAAGACCCCAATATGCTAGTGGTGTTTACGGGTCACGCCTTTACTCAGTCAGGCGCTCACTATACTTTAGACGGTGGGACAACATGGTTCCCCTTAATCTTGAAAGGTTCTTATGGCTCAGGGCTAACGCAAAGTGGTGCCAATATGTCTACAGACATAATGCTACGAAATAGGCATTGTGCACTTAATATAGATAATGGTCATATGCTGGTCTATCTTGGTGATGATGGCGTAGTAGAAGAATTAGGGGTGTTTAATGCTGATACTAATTACTCAGGTGTTATAGTAAATTCGCTTGCTTTAAATTGGAGCGCTGATGGTACTGCAGGTGGCTTTGCTTACACTACTGAATCTAATGATTACGTTAGAGTGGGCGGTCAATTAACTAAAGGTAAGTATATCCCTGCTTCATTACAGGGTGAAGTAAATCTTAAAATTGTCGCAGATGCGCCATAAGGAGTAGGATAATGAAAAACGTATTAATACCGTGGTTCGCAATCAATGGCACTGATTCTTACCCTGACCACCACTCTAAGTTTAGTAATCCAGTAGAGGTAGAGTTGCATGGAGTTAAATACTACACAGCAGGTTACTCAGGTAACAAAGACCTTGAAAGTGGTGCTCATGACTATGCAGACTACGAAGCATGGTTAGGTACTCAGCCACCAGTAACAGGTATACGTGAAATCCGTACTGATGCTTTCCGACGTAGACTTACTAAGGCGGAACGTAAGAGTATACGCAAGTACAAGAATGGTCAGAATCCTACACTAGCGGATGATGTGGACGATGTACAAGAGTCCTTACGTTATGCTCGTAGTGTGAGACTTGACCATCCGTACTTCATTGCAGATCTACAGGTATTGGTAACAGCAGAAATCATTACTTCTGCTAGAGCTGATGACCTACGTGTAGATGGGCTTCCAGAAGAAGCTCTGTAGCATGGACGAGGTAGTAGTGCGAGTGCTACCATTAACGCAACCTTTACAACAATACTAACAAGGCTGTAGAATATGTCTAAAGAACCAGAAGCAAGTATCCTGAAAATACTCTTCCAGTTATGGGAATCAGGGGCTCAATACCTTGGACTAGTGGTATTTGCAGTAGTAGGAGGTCTAATGAACTATCTAGGTAGAGTGCAAAGAGGGGAGATAAGCTTTAAAATACTCCCTTTACTAGCCGAGCTATCAGTTAGTGGATTTGCAGGCTTATTAGCTGCACTTGTAGCTACCAGTATGAGTTTTAGTACTGAAATGGTATACTTTTTCGCAGGTATATCAGGTCATCTAGGCGCACGAGGTATCTTCCTTATGCAACTAGTGGTAGCTAAGAAGCTTAACATAGATAAGGAAATGAAGTAACACTAAGCACAAGGACGTGCTATTAAGGAACACTCATGACAACAAGAAGATTATACATGGACTTGAGTCAGGCATCTAGTTGGATATCAGCAGACCAATTAGACAATACTATCTCAGGTGCATTCGAACAGAAACAAGACAACCTCCCCAAAGTAGTGTGGGGAATGAACACTATACCTTATACTGCTGGCATCAAATCTCTTACTGCTGGTAAAGATGCGGCACTTGAAGACTTGCCAGCACTTACCACTCCTGATCCTCTATTCTCCTTAGATGCTGCCATTGACCGTAACGGCTCACTCCATTACCTAGCACTTGATGACACTATTGATGGTGTTAAGAAGCGCTTATCCTACAATGCATTCAGCTCTGAGTGGAAGACTATTACTAGTGGCACATATGTGAATAGCTACTTTCATCGTAGACAAACAGTATTCCAGAACCAAACAGTATATGCTCATACAACTGTTGATAGCTTTGACCCATCGGTACAAATAGTTGGTGATGCTCCTAGTGGCAATGACGTATTCTTTTATGCAGACCTAGCACATCAGGTGCAAGTATTCAACTTAAGTGGTATGAACCTTAACCCATTGTTTGGCGTACAAGGTATTACTAGTCACCAGAACTACTTACTATTCTGGGACTTCGATACAGTATACTGGTCAAATCCAATTGATTTCACTGATTTTACTCCTAGCATTGGAGGTGGTGGTAATACCAAGATTGCAGAAGCACGTGGCAACATACTCACAATAGTGCCAAACCCTACTGGTCTTATGATTTACTGTAAATACAATATAGTACATGCAGCCTTCAGTGGTGATGCTACTAATCCTTGGATATTCACAGAGGTAGCAGGTAGTGAAGGTCTACTAATCTCTATAGCAGGTCAGCCATTAGTAACTAGTAATGAGTCATCTGCAATACAAATGGCTGTAACTCCTACAGGTATTGTAAGTGTTGCTGATAATGGTGTACAACCCCTTAACGTATCTATGCTAGAAATGTTTGATGACCTAGCTGTGGAGAAGAAAGACATAGGCACTGTTGATTTCACTAGGAAGTTCTATGATTACACAGGTGAGTTACTAGCTAGTACTAAAATCTACAACATCAAACTGATAGGACGTGAGTTATTCATCATGTCAGGTAAGTCTACCAACTTAACAGATAAGACTGAGTACACTGATGGTAGAATGCACGTACTTAATTTGCAGACCAACAAGGTATCACTACTTGAAGGTACTTATCTAGATGTGAGTCCTAAGATTAACCTCAGTAAGACCTTGGCAGGCGGTGTTAACATGGCAGTACGCCCTGATATACAGCCTAATAGCTATGTAGGTGCCATACGTGACACTATATTTCCTAATGCAGCTGAGACTATAGTACTAGATTTTGCAGGTACTACTGATCGTGACATAGGCTCATTCAATAATGGTACTATCCAGCGTGATGCTGAGTTCTTGGTAGGTAACATTAGTGTTAGTCGTGAGAATACTACTATCATACATAGTGTTATGTTAGATGGTAGGTTACACGCTGATAGTGACACTCTAGGTACTAAACGTGCTAAAGTGTTCGGCTATAGTAAGTCATCACTAGGAGCTAGTAACCCTGTTGAGTTCACATACAACACAGGTGATGGCAGGTACTACGGGCATGTAGAGGGTAAAGACTTACTGATTGAAGTGAGAGGTGAGAACTTTTACCTAACTGGTATGGAAGTAGAAATTGAACAAGGGGGTATCTTCTAATGGCAATTACACCTATTTCTGATACTACCCTACCTACTGCTGATGACCTACTGAAAATTAAATCAGTAAAACATTTGCCACAGGCTGTACAAGTTCCTACAATGTATGATAGGCAGTACTTCCACATCAACACTATTAACGTTCATCTAGTGATACGTAGTATTAGGGATGATATAGCAAGTGTTTATGCAGCACTAGAAGACCCTGTTGTTACAGCTATTAATGATAATAAGGACTCTATATTACTAGACATGCAAGCTCTAGAAAATAGGATACTTGCACTAGAGAATGCACTTGTCACCACCAACAATACATTAAGTGATCATGAGTCACGTATAGCAGCACTTGAAGCCTTCCACCCCTAAGGACTATTATGAAGAAGAATACTAATAATAAATTCAGTAATAAGAGTAGCAGCATTTTAGATACATGTTGCCTAGAACTAGTCATGACTTGTACAGCTGTACTACCTTACTGTGACATTAGTGTCGTAAGTGGTGCACGTGGTAAGACTGAGCAAGACAACCTATTCATTGATGGTAAGTCAGAGCTTACGTTCCCTAATAGTTTACATAATGTAGGTGATGAAGCAGGACGTGACCTTAGTGATGCAGTAGATGTAGTAATATATCACCCAGTGTACGGACAGTTATGGGGAGGCGACGCGCAACTATGTCGCATTGCTGATGACTTTGAAGTATCACTGGTGAGAGTACGCTACTGGTTCTACATGCAGTACGCACAATTGAACATGCTGATGCAAGTAAAGGCACGTACTGCTGGTATTGAACTTAGATGGGGTGGTGACTGGAATAGTGAGAACGGTATACTAGACCAATCCTTTGATGACTTTTACCATTGGGAAGTGGTGCGTCGCTGCAGTCAATAACCACTACAGCTGGGTGGATTTTTAGTTGAAAGCGCGACTTAAGTAGTAGCATCTGGTAGTAAAGTCACAGCGTAACGAGCGGAGCGAAGCGGAGACGAGTGAAGGTGACTTTATGCACCAGTGGTACTACGGTCGCCAAGCTTTCAACGGAAATTCACACAACACTAACAACAAATTTAACAACTTGGAGTAAATATAATGGGTCTATTAGATGGTATATTTGGAAGTATTTTTGGTAGTAAAGATGCCAGAGATGCTAACAGAACTAATAAAGATATAGCGGAAGTTAATACTCTTACTTCTGGTATACAGGAACTCTTTAACGAGATTGAGAGTACTCTTACCACAGATCAACTATCACAGTTTCAGGAGGCACTGACTCAGATAGAGAAGTCTAACCAGTTACAAACTCAGACTGGTACTGAAGCTACCGAGCAAGAGCGTTCACAGACTCAGACTGGTGTAGTACAGCGTGGTAGTGAGACTGGACAGGCAGCACTTGATGAGCTTATTTCGTCACTAAGTGGTGGAGGTACTGACACTGGCGCTGCTATGGATGCTGCTATTCGTCGTGTACTAGAGAGCGGTGCACCTCAAATTAGTAATGTACTTGCACAGAGTGGTAGTTTTGATAATACTACAGCAGCTCTATTGCAGAATGACCTCATTACTAGAGCCGCTGATGCTGCAGCACAAGTGGACTTACAACAGCAGAATGAGCAAACACAGCAGTTACTTGATGCTGTAGCAGCAGGACAATCTGGTACTGAGACAACTACTCAGGACTTAGAAGAGGCTGTAACAGGTACTACTGATACTACATCTGAGACTGCAACTGAGTCTGAATCTTCTACTGAATCTACACGTGATGCTACAGAGCAGACTACCACTACTGAGGAAGAAGTTACTTCTGAAGCTCAGACTGGTGTTACTCAAGAGTTCAAAGACGTTAGTGATGCTGTACAGCCAGCAGCTGGTAGTGACTTGAATGAGTTAGTACGTGAAGGTCAGACTACTGACGTGGATTTAACAGCAGAAACTCCTCCTACTACATCAGGTGATGGTGCTGAACCTGACCCAGATGCTATACCTGTAAGACCAGGAGCAGGTGATGACCTTCACTTAGAAGATGTTGTCACAGGTGGTGGTACTAATCCTTTCAAGATTCAAGCAGAGCCTCAAGGTATAGTAGCTGGTCAGACTCCTGATACTATGCCTAGCTTAGATGGTGTAATAGAGCCTGACGCAGCAGTGCAAACACTACGTCAATTAGAAGCAGCTCCTGAGGGTCAAGGTGGTGATACTGCACTAGAAGCTGAGTTACTTAGAATCGCACAAGGGGCACAGTAATGGGTAATCTATTTGGTACAAAAGAGGAAATTATTGCACGTAGATCAGGTACTAGCAGTGGTAGAACTGAGAGTAAATTCAAGGGCAAGGATCCTCAGCAGCAGAATACTATAGCAGGTTCTGATGCTGGCTCAGTTCACACCATGACTAATCCTATTAAAGAGGCTGAGAATCTGATTAAGCAGACTGAGAAGGATATAGAAGCTTCACTTATTAACACTGTTACTGGTAGTGATTTGGTAGACCCTAACTCTACTGCTAGTGCTGATGCTCAAGTAGAGGGACACTTGATTAGTGCTGTCACTGGTGGTGCTGCTGAGAGTGAAGACCAGTTAGAAAACATGTTAATCAATGCAGTAATAGGCGGTTTTATGGGTGGCTAGTGTCACCCTTTTTCACAACTAAAATTAATAATCTTTAAGGAACACTCATGGCGAATGATATACCATCACTAGAAAGTCTTGACCTTGACTTAACTCTTAATCGTACTGCGGGACAACCTCCTGTAAGTCAAGAGCAGGCAGCACAGGTAACTGAACAAATACTACCTCATACTGAGAGTATTGCTAATGCAGCTATTCAGCGCAGACAGGCAGCTTCTAGTAATTTAGAAAGTCTCAATAGTATTAATGAGCAGCTACAGCAAGAGCTATCACAAGTAGAAATTGCTCAGGTTAATCAGGCTGAGATTAAAAAGGCTAACACTCTTGCAGCCCAAGATGCTGATGACTTTGATGTTAACCAGTACAACCAAGCTACTAACAGTGAGATTGCTCAACGTAACCAGCAGACCGCTCTTGCACGTGTACAGACTAAACAGGCAGAGCTTAATCGTTTACGTGATGAAAGTGAGACTGGTGGATTCTTCACTAGATTTGTTAACACATTCAAAGAAGCTAGTACTAAGAATGAGTTACTAGAAGCCCAACAAGAGCTTAACAATATTAGAGTAGGTCAAACTACAGCAGGTCATGTACTAAATTCAGAGCTAGCTGCTAATGCTGTTAGTGCGGGAAAGCTGACAACTGCTGAAGCTGCTCATGCACAGGAGATGTTAGACGTGTCACGTGCTCATGTTGAGCGTCTATCAGGTGAAGGCAAACTAGCTCAGTCAGAGATTGACTCACTGGCAGCTATGGCTCGTTTTGATAAGGACACTATGTCTACCCTTAATGGTGTGCTGGAACAGCTTCGAGCTGCTAACTCTCTTAGTGCTGCTAGTGCTAATGCTGCTTATCAAGCTGCACAACTAGAGTCATTCACTAAGCAAGAGAAGCGTAGAGAAGATGATGCTGCTGATAAGGACGCCTATTGGGGTGAACGTCAGAAAGACTTTGATGCGTTCTTACGAGTAATGGGTCATGACGCTAAAGTAGGTAAGATGGACTTTCGTACTCTTAGCTCAGAAGCTAGAAAGTCAGGTGTAATGACTGACCCACTACTCCAACGCTTTGTTAGCTGGGACACACTGTACAATACTATGGGTAAAGGTGCTTACAGTAATGCACTATTGTTACAACAGAATGGTGCAGCTATGAGTATGGCTCAGAAGAATGACTTATCTCTTGGACAACGTCTAGCCGCGGAAAGTAATGCACAATTACTAGTAGAGCAGGAAGCCCGTATAAAAGGCTTATCACCTAAAGCTACCCCTGCAGATGCTGAAAGTATCAAAAACGAGATAAAGTCCCGTGCTATTGACCTTAATACTGCTGAGGGTATCTCTAAGATTAACAGCTTACTAGATGACCATAAGCAGGCTGCACTAGATGATATCACTCCTGCCTTAAAGACTGGTAATATAGTTACACTACCTCTGCAGACTATCATGAGTACTCCTGAGAATGCTGTAGTAATGAACAAGTATGCTACTCGTGCTGGACAGGAACTTATGCTTACTGATGGTTGGAAAGATACCAAGTTTGAAATTAACCCAGCTGACCCAGTAGGTAGTGTTAATGCTACATTCGACCAACTAGTAGCACAGATTGAAAAGGCTACTAATGATACTGCCCAGCAGGATGCACTGACTAAAACACTTGGTGGCGTCGCTGAAGGCTACTACCGTACTACAGTTAAGTTCAGTGCTAATGCGATGGGGTACCCCCTACAGAACTCTTGGCAGATGCAAGGCATTGACACTGGTGAAGGCGGACTAGGCGGATTTGGTGGGCTGACACTACAGCCATCACTACAGAAGATAGATCTATTCAATGGTGCTAAGATTAGCAGTATCTTGAAGGCTCGCTTAAGAGCACGTCGCCTAGCAGCCACTAAGACTGTTAATCGCGTTAATCTATCGCGTAACCAATAACAATAAGGAATCACAACTATGGCAAATGTATTTGAAGAAGAAGCAGCACGTCGCAGTCGTACCAACTCTTATCATCAAGCCTTAGAGCATGAAGATGCTGAAGGTTTTGGTAGTGAGGTTGTTGACTTTGCACAATATGGCATTACCTCTAGTCTTGTTAGTGGTGGACTAGGTATATTAAACACAGGTATTGCATTCTCTAATATCTTTGGTGCTGAGATTAGTAAGTTCAGTACTGAGGATGCTCTTACTGATATGGGATGGGAGAATACTGCTGAGTATTACAAAGACCATCAGACTACTATAGATGCAGTTGGCTTTGCTGCATCATCTTTAATCCCTGGTACTATTGGACTTAAAGCTCTTAGATCTATTCAGAAAGGATTGGCAGGTAAAGACAGTTCTAGTAAGTTTATACTAGGGATGCAGAAAGCTCTAATACCTGAGTCTCAAGCTAAGAAACTAAGACAGTTGGTACAGAAGGATTCCTTTACTACTGATGCGCGTAGTGGTCTTATTGCTAAGGCTGCTAAGGAAGGCTTCCATCAGGCAGCAGTTGAGACTGTCTTTGCAGAGACTGCTATCTTACTTCTTAACAACCAGAACCCTAGCATCAACAACCAAGACCTCAGCTATTTTGATAGTATTACTGCTAACTTAGGTGGCGCAGGATTCGGGTTTGTACTAGGTACAGGTATTGGAGGTGTTATCAATTCTACAATAGGTTACAGTACTTTACGTAAGGTAATGGGTGATCAACTGCTAGAAGAGAATCAACTCTATAAGTTCCAACAAGCTGACAGTGAGCGCTTCCGTATTGATGTTACTAGTGGTGATAGAGTAGTAACATTACTTGACCAGCGTAGAGAGTTCCAATCTAATATAGAGAAGTCTGCTACAAGTGGTGTTGACAATTCAGATGCTTTAGTAGCAGAGGGTAGACGTAGACTTGATACTACAGACTCTTTATTGATAGAAGAAATTCAGAAGATTACTACTCCATTAGACCCTACTTACAATGTACCTGAAGGTACTGCTAAGGAGATCTTTAGACTAGTAAAAGACATGGAGACTGATGATGCTATTAACTTCATGGCTAATGCTCAACGTATTACAGGCTTTGATGATGTTGATATCATGTTCAATCCTTCCACTACTTCTTTGCATTTGATCGACGAAGACCACTGGATTGAAGGCGCACAGAAGCTAGTACTAGGTGATAGGTTCAGTAGTGCTTCCATCTTTCAGAAAGAGAATATTGCTAACAGTATTAGGAACGCTAATGGCTGGGCAGTCCCAATGGACAAGCGTAAGCTAGTAACAGTACGTGAAGAGTTGTTCACTAAGGGTAGTCGTGAAGAAGCACTAGGTGTCTTACGTCATGAAGTGGGGCATATTAATACTAACATCGAACGAGTAGAGGCAGTCGTTGCAGCTAACCCACTGGGTATTACAGATGAACTAGTAGCAGCTAGTCGTCAGCGTAGACCTGGTAGCTGGGCATACACAGATGAGTTACCTGCCTTACGTCAGCAGCATGAAGATATGCTACTTGTTGGTACTTCTAGTATTAAAGACTTGGAGACAATGGCGAATGAGATAGCAAAAAGAGAGAAGTACCTTACTTACCTACACGAACCTCGTGAATTACTAGCAGATGCATATGCAGTGCTTAATACTCCTGAGATGTACCATATGTGGAAGGGTAAGATACCTACAGTTCACGATGTACTACTTAAGAACTTTGCTATCAAGCAGGCTCTAGGTCGTAATGAGGTACTTGTAGACTTGAAGAATGGTGCTATGCATTCAGTAACAGATCGTACTCCTACTGTGGCTGACCGTGGTAAGTTGAATGTTGTTAACCCTAATGGTAAAACTCCTACTGTTACTTGGAGAGATGGCAGTGCTAAGGTTAACTTGGAAGAGTTCAGTATCTTAGATGCTACTCCTGACAGTGCAAGCGCTCACTATGTTATTGCACAGCAAAAGCCTAATGTGGGTGGTAAGGAGATTACAGTACAGTGGACTAACTTCGCTAAACTGAATCAAGTACGTCAACGTCTTATAGCTGGTAAGCATAAAGGTATTGTTAATATTAAGATGCCTGATGGTAATACTACCAAGTTAACACTGACTGATGATGACATTAGCCGTAACTTGTTTGACCGTCAGTACGAGATACTTAAGACTGAGGCTACCAAGCGTATCCGTAATACTGATGAGCTTCGTGGTAACAAGACTGATAGTGACATTGCTCGCATCATTGATGCAGGTGAAGATTTCGTAGAGACAGCAGGTGCAGCAGGCGGTACTAAGTTCTGGTCTGCAACCTATAACCCTATGAAGCCTACTGTTGCTAAGGTGTTCTACAAGGTGCGTGAAGATGTAGCTAACCCTTCTAACATGAATGGTATTACTGATGCACAGATGCGTATACGCGCTACCCAAGAGTCAGTACGTAGTAGCTTCAATAGTATGCTAGGTAACTTAGACCCTGTATTAGTGGACATGTTCCCTGAAGCTGCATGGGAGTCTGGTATTAACTTGGCTGAAACTGTTACACGTGCTACTAAAGGTGCTGGAGCTGTACGAACTAACCAAGCCGACTATGGTACTGGTGAGAGTATGGTACAACTGATTGCTAATGCCAATGCTAATGTGAAACAAACATGGCGTGACTCTGTAGCTGAGTCTATGGCAAGTGCTTCTATTGCTGTTAAGAATGACCCACAAGCACTAGCTGAATTGGCTGCACTAGATAGTACTTTACGTCAGCGCTTCTACAGCTTTGCTCCATCTGTGGCTACACGTGGTGAGATTGACACGTTCCTACAGAGTAGAGTAAGAGGTGGTGGTACCAAGACTACACAGCGTAATGTACAACTTATTGCTGATAGGCTTGAGAAGGCAGGTAAGGATTGGGGTGAGGGTACTATTATATCCCGTCAACTACAAGACACAATGGACACTATACTTAACACTAAGCGCCTAACTGCTAACATGGTTAATAAGTTAGATGACCAACTAGCTGATGGTCTACAAGTTCAGACTATTAAGAATGAGAATGTTAGAAGATTGTGGAGTGCTAAGGTTCACGCTAATGGCACCATTGTACAGGGTAAGCAAACTGTTGCTAGTATGCGAGGACTAGAGACTAATGTTAACACAGATGTACTATACCCTGGACCTCTTGATACTAATAGATACCAGTACATGGAATTTGTTATACCTAAGAAAGGTAGTGGTATCTTCGCTAATGGTAAGCCGGGAATAATAGGAGCGCCCACACCAGAAGCATTAGCTGCTAAGAAGTTACAGGTAATGGAAGCTTATGGTGATGATGTACTAACTGTTGGACGTGATGATGTTAATAGATGGAAAGAGTTAGAAGGTTCATACTCATCTGACTTAGACCTTAATGACTTCCATGTTGATAGTAGCTTGCAACGTAAAGGTGTACAGTGGGATGTAGCCCCTGAGCCAACACCACAACTAGTAGACCATTACATTGGTCATATGCAGAGTGAAGTGGATAACCTAGTTGATAACATGACTGCTGCTAGATATGCTGAGGAGGTACAATCCCTTGAGAGCGCATCACTTGTAGTAGGTCAGCAAGCACAACGTGCTGGTAAGAAAGGTGTTAGCACTGAGGATGCTTTCCAAGAGCAACTAAGTGTTATGATGAACCGTTCTCGTAAAGGTAAGTTCAGTACTTGGAAGACTAGTCAGGAGAAACTAGACAATGTAGTTAGTGGCATGTTTAACACCATTAAGTCTACCTTTGTATCTAGTGCTAAAGGTGACTTCACTAAGATGAATGAGGTCATGGAACAATACAACTTGCCTAAAGTCTACAACGACAAGGTCGGAGAGTTCCTAGTACAGACTGAGGGTATTAACTCTACTGTTGCTGCAGGTGTAATACCTAAAGCTAATGGTGTGGCTGCTACCTTGATGCTACGTCTTGATGCAATACAGCCTATGGTCAATGCCTTGAGTATGCCGATTACTTCTATACCAGAGATGAAGCACCTGCTCAATAGTATTCCTGAGCTACAACGTCAGCAAGCACTCAAAGGGTTAGCAGTAGCAATACCTGATGGAAGTGGTCATACTATTCCCAGTAATTCTAGACTAATGCACCAAGCTGTTAAAGACTTCTTCACTAAGAAAGAGTTGGTGAAAGAGTATGATGAGTTAGGACTAATGCCTAGTATTGTACAGGAGATGCGTGATGTTATTGACACTAGTGCTCTTGACCCTAAGCTACTACGTAAGGCAGGTGTTACTGGTTACAATGCTTCTATCAGAAAGGTTACTGATTTCCTTAGTACCCCAGCTGATGCTAGTGAAGGCTTTGTTAAGTTCACAGCTGCTCGTATGGCTGACCTTGCACTAACTGCTGCTGGTGTTACTGATTCTAGTATTAAGCACATGGCAATGCTAACGTACCTCAAGCGAGTTCATGGTAACTATACATCTGCTCAACGACCAGGACTATTCCAAGGGTTCGCAGGTCAGGCAGTTGGATTGTTTCAGACTTACCAGTTCAACTTGTTCCAGCAGTTACTACGTCATGTAGGTGATAAGCAGCTTGGCGGTGCTAGTAGTATGCTAGGTCTACAAGCTGGTATCTTCGGAGCACAGTCAATCCCAGGGTTCAGACTAATGAACGACTACATAGGTGAACGTAGTATAGAAGGTAATGACTTCTACAATGGGACTTCTGATGTACTAGGTGATGAGATGCAAGAGTGGTTGATGTACGGACTAAGCTCTAACTTCACTAAGCCTATCATGGGTGAGGGTATAGCACTGTATACTCGTGGTGATTTGAATCCACGTACACCATTCATCATACCAACTAGTATTGATGAGATACCTATCTACAGTCTTAGTACTAAGTTCGTTAGCTCTATGTTAACTGCTGCTGATAGTGTCGCTGATGGTGTACCTGTGAGTCAGGTCTTTGCAGAAGCTCTAGCTACTAATGGTGTTAACCGTCCACTTGCTGGTCTAGGTCAGATAATGAGTGGGGGTCAAGTCACTAGTAAAGGCTCACTAATAGCGAGTACTCAGGACTTAGAGTGGTGGACTGGTATGACTAAGCTAGCAGGTTCACGCCCACTAGATGAGAGTATAGCCATACAGAGTTTCTATCGCACTAAAGGGCATGAGTCCTCTAGACGGGATAAGATAAACCAGTTAGGTGTTAGTGCTAAGAAGATGATTCGTGCTGATGCTTGGAATGGTGATGTGTATGATAACTTCTTTAATGACTACACAGCACAAGGTGGTAACATTGACCAGTTCCAGAAGTGGACACATGACCAAGCTATGGGTGCGACAGAGAGTACTATTAATAAGTTGTATGAGCGTAACAACAGCCCTAGTGGTAGGTACTTACAGAAGGTAATGGGAGGAGAGATTGAAGAGTATCTTGATGTGACGTATGAGTAGTATGAGTTAGTTGTGAGCTGCACAAGGATGTGCAACCCTCAACAATTGCCAGTAGTATTACTTCTTACCTGCTAGCTTTCCAAGAAGTCCGCCACCTTTGGGTTTGTCTGGACTAGGCTTTGTAGTATCTCCTGTTCCTCCCGTCGTGTTAGTCTTTCCTGTAGCGCCTGTGCCTTCTTCTTTCTTCGTTTCATCTTCTGCTTTGCTGCTTTGCTCACTACTAGTCTCCTGTTTTTGTTGTTCTGCTAGTGCACCATCGCTGAGTACTTGCTTGGCTTCTTCAATCTCAACGCCCCACTTCCTGTTAATCTTAGATTCCATAGTACCAATGTGTGCCAGTATTGCGTGGTACAATGGGTAGTTAGTGTTACTAATACCTGTTGCCATCTGACGTAACCGTGTTAAGTCATTGGTTAACATCGTTGCTACTTCTACTTCGGTTGCTTCTCTTTCTGCTACATGTTCCATAATGGACTCCTACTTTTTAAGTTGATCTTCTTTATACTCTCGCAGTATTTTCATATCCACGAATGGTATCTCTTTGATGTTAGTATTTACTATAGGCAATAGCTTAGCGTTACTAACCTTTAACTTACCTGCTGTCTTAAGCTTACCTATTACCTCACCAAAGTCTTTAGAATATGAATCAAAGTTAGTACTAACTACCTTGAACAACTCCTCTAACTTAATACCTTGTTTGGTAGTATGGTAGTGATCTTCGAGTGCCCTCATTACAAGCTGTGCTTTATCTGCTTTGAAACTCTTACCAAATTCACCTAGTGCTTTAGGCATTAGTGATTCAGTGTAGTGTAGGATAGTGTTAGCTTCTATTGCAATCTCACGAGTAATAATCTTAGTGAGCTTAGTAGCTGCTATCACAATACATAACTTGTAGAAGTGTATGTGCCTACGGTTGAGGTATGACTCTAGTCGCGCGTCGTTGAGGTTAATCTCACCTTGATATACTGCATCAAATACTTCATAGGCTTCAGGTGTATAAGTAAACTCACCTACCATCTGTTGCTTAATCTGCTGCATGTGCTCTTCAAAGAACTTTAAGATAGTAGTATCAGGATGCTTAGGGATAGTAATCTTCTTACGTACACCACCACCGTATACTAGTAGCATACGACTTAACATACCTTGTCCTATTACTTCAGGAGGGAATACAGTGTTAAAGGTAACAGGAGTACAACCACCTATCATATTCAAGGTAGGTTCCTTAATCCATATATCTTTACTACTGAGTTTACCATGCCCATACTTAGGTAGGTTATCCCATAGGTTTGTAAGTAGTGATATGAAAGCAGTATCACCTTGTCCTAAGAAGTCCTCTAACTCACCTGCTGTAATGTAAACCTCAGCTGGAGGTAGGCTGTCGAAGGGTACTATGTTCAGCTCTTCAACGTCACTCAACTCCTCATCGTGCGTATGACCATTAATAATATCAAAGCCTACACTCAAGTCCTTGATGAACTTCTCCTTACTACTACGTTCACGTGCAAACTTATCATATCCAGTAGCTTCTGCTAGAGTCTTACCAATCTTAATGGCACTACTCTTACGAGTACCAGCACTTCCCATTAAGCACACATACATGTTAGGGTAGATGGTATCGAAGCCGAAGTTCATATAGGCATTGCGTCCTAGTATGGCTGCTACTGCACTGATAAGAGTCCACCTGTGGTATAGTAGTGGGCACTCACTAGTCTCTTCTATTAGCTCAAAGTAGATATCAAACAGGTCAACATCAGGCACCGCATCAGATGCGTCTGCTATGTGTAATGTGTTAGTAGTACCTGTCATGCTTATTACCTATTGTTTCTGTTGGTTGAGTTCTTGCTCACGCTTCGTCAATTCTGTAGCCGCAGATTCTTTATGGTGCTTGTAGCCATAAGTACTGTTACGTCTAAGGTATGAGTTGCGTATGCCTTTGTGTCTGCTCTTGTTACTGTCCTGCTCCTGACTCATACTTAGCCATCCTTTCTAGTTCTTGCTCAGCATAGGCTATGATCTTACGTAGGTCACGCGCCTTATCACTATGAGTAGCACCACCCATACGCCATGCACTACGGAATATCTCACCCTCTTGTGCGTTCATGTCCTTAGCCCATATAAGGTGCTTTAGTTCTGTCGCATCCTCAGGTAAGTTGTAGTGATTAGTACCAGCATTACTACCATCATTCTCATTAGGTTTATTCATATTCTTATTCTCCTGCCACTAGGGCTTAGTCTTTGATATTACCCCAAACGAAGTCACAACCGCCACCATCGTTTGGTACTATTAGTTCCCTACCACGTACTGTAATAGGTCGTGCCATTAAATCACTTAGTGCTTTCTTAGTCTCAGGGTAGTGTACTGGTTGAATCATGTATACTACCTCATCATGCACCTGCGCTTTTAGTCTTGCTACTCCACGTCCTATTTGGTACTCAAGCCAGAAGTCGAACTCTGCCTCATCTACCATCATGACACTAAGAGATTGTGGTGAGTGAGCAACATACTTGTTAAGTATAGGTTTAGCTCCAGTACGACTAGGTATCTCGAAGCAATATCGTGTCCATCCTGTAGCACCTCTAAGCATACTGGTAATGCGTATCTCTTCACATACTTCATCGTAGTACTTTCCTTTCACCTTAGGGTAGGTGTCTTCAAATGTTTGTAGTAAGTGCTTACATGTATCAATGAGTCCGTAGTGCCTAGGTAAGTTAAGTAGAGCCTTAGCTTCTATTACATTCTTACTGCCCATAGTCTCAAGTAATACACTAGCTCCCATGTTATAGTTACTACCATGGTTAACTCTCTTACTGAGGGTACGTATTGCCTTACTGATTTCATCCTCTGGTATACCGAAGAACAAACTAGCATTACGACGGTGAAAGTCTGGTGCTGTCTCAACACTATCCATTAGAGTTTCATCTTCACTAATGTAAGCAGTGGTACGTGACTCAGCCTGACTACCATCACAGTTAGCTATTAGCCAGTCAGCGTTACTACCAGTAGCAATACTGTCAGCAATATACATTGACCGTAAATCGTTATCTTGGTTCTGAATCTGCGTTCCCACCCATAGGTTGCTACTCTTTGACGCAGCGCGACCAGTATCAGTACCGCTATGATTAACTTCATACAACAATCTCCCATCCATAAGGGTTGCTTCTATGTACGTACTTAGCTTCTTAGTAGCACCACGTACTGTTAGTATTAATTCTTTTATGAGTGCGCACAGTGGGTCAATCTCAGCAAAGCGTTGTAGTGCTTTATCGTCACTCTTCTTAAACTTAGTGATACTCATTGAGTTCATTACGTCTAGCACTTGTGCTGGTGACTGAGGGTTGAAGTGCTTATACACAATAGCATCTAGTCGTGCTTGTGCTATCTCACGTTCTTCACTGTACAACTTATGTAATCTTTGACGCTCAACTGGGTCTACTAAGAAGCCCTCTATACCACAAGTAATAGCAGGGAAACACTTACGGAATACTATCAGGTAGTTATCCTTAGCCCACTGAGGTGCCATGTTCACCATGAATACCCATGACCACAAGGTAGTGTGAGTATCTTTAGCATTGTACTCAGCCCTGTTAGATTCTATCTCATCTTTCCAGTACTGGTAGTCTTTCATAAACAAGCTAGTGATAAAGTCTAGTGAGCGTGGAAGCTCTGCATACCATGAGTGCATGAAGTGAAAGGTATCACATAGCCAGTTGTGTAGTGGAGCATTGTAACGTAGTAAATACGTAGCCTCATACCCACCATTCTGGCATATCTTAGGAGCTTCTAAGTTGTTGAACTTACGCATCCAGTAGATATCTTCCATGCTGTTAAGATGTAGTACTATACTCTGACTATAGAGTTTACCATCAGGTGAGCGTAGTAATGCACAGTACCCTATCATATCTATCTGAGGTACACATGGTACTAACTTCTTACTAGACTTAGTAGGTGGCATCAAGGCATGTAAGCCTTTAGCTTTGTCACCATAGTATTCTAGTATTGTTGGATCTACTGGAGGTTTAATAGTTTCAATATCCACTGCTATGTACTCAGCCTTTTGGAATAGCTCGTAGTAACTCTGGATATTTAAAGGAGTGCAAACATCCCATAACATTTCAGGTGCAGTAGGGAATGAAGGGTTGAGGTGTTTGTTGACATACCAACGTAGTAAGAACTTACCATAGCTGGTAGTTACTAGATGGTTAAAAGGTCTACTGATTATGATACGTATACCATCGAAGTCAAAGATAGCACCTGCCCACTGTAGTGATGGTGTTAGCTTCTTACCGTTACGGTATAGTGGTATAGTTTTACCAGTACAATGCTTCACTACTTTAGCAAGTAGGTTACAGTTACTAAGTACAATAGTATCTACTCCGTGCTTCTTACAGCTACGAATGTACAAAGCTATTGTGTCATAGTGTACTTTAGGTATTAGAATGTTGTGACCATTGATAGCTGCTCGTGCTTGGCTGTAGAATCTACTATTATATTTATCAGCTACTAGCATTAATTTCATTCAACAAATTCCCCCTGTGTTAGATACTAGAAAAGGGCAGCCGAAGCCACCCTTTGTTCTAAACAATTTATTAACCTTAGTATAACTTACATCATTACTTGTTAGTTATTAGTTAATGTACTACTGAGGTTAGGCTTACGCCCACTCTACTGTAGTTGCGTCGATGTTGTTGCTATACTTCTGCTCACCATCTTTCTTGTAACCGCGCTTCTTAATCATACCACCACCTGACGCACCAACAGCTGCTTCTAGTATGTCACTGATTTGTGATACACCAGCACCTACAGCAATAGGGCGGAACATAGTAGCGAAAGTACGAACACCAAAACCTTTACCACCTTCTAAGAAGTACAACTCTTTGTACTCACGAGGAAGCTCACCTACTTCTTCAGCTTCTTCAGGGTTAGAAGTTTCCATACACTCTAAGATTTTGTACTGTACTGAGATAGCCTTCTTGTTCTCAGCACCTACTTCAGTAATCTCAGCACCTGTTACTTCCCACCCGTACAAGCCAGCTGGTAGTAGTTTAAATGCTTCTACGTCTGCAAGCTGTGCAATATCAAGTGATAGTAAATCTTCTGCACCTAATGATTCTAATGCTGCTGCGTCTAAAGTGTCTGCGTTTTGATTTAAGTTCATAGTCTTAATTCCTATTTCATTAATTATTTAAAAGTTTAAGTTTAGTTGCGGGCTATTAACGTGACTCCGCCCTCACGATACTAGTACCAAGTTGTGCTACAAATGCTTCACGTCTGGCTCACTACTCAATACTACTAGTATTACTTACCGAACAAAGCACAGAATGTTTCAGGCTTGTCCATGTCTACTACTACATCAGTACGGCTACCAGTCATGATACGATTCTCACTGACTGTGCTACTGATAGCTTTGTGTTTACGATTCTTAACAGTAGTGTAGATGATGTGGTCAAAGTACTTAGGTACATTACGTGCGAAGTTCTTAGTGCCTCCACTCGGTTGTAGTTTCTCAGCCCCATCACTCTGCTCCAGTCCCATCTCATGCGTAATCACCACACAGTTATACCGCGCATTCTGAACATAGTCAAGGAATCTTTCAAGCAGTACACCTTGTGCTCTATAGTGGTCAAAGGTCATCTTCTGCTTCTCCATATCCATACCACGGCATACATGACCTTGAGCACTACTGGTTAATTGGGTGAAACTATCAAAGACTACTACCCACTCACTAGGGTTAAGGTCATTAAGCTTGTACTCACTGAACTTCTTCTTACCAATAGTACAAGTCTTACAAGTAGTAGCACCATGCTCTTCACATATCTTTACTAAGTTACCTTGTGCTAGCTTGAGTGCAGTGTTGATAGCATTCGGATTCTCTTTGTTATCAAAGACTCGTACTGCTTCTACCTGTTCTTTAAGTTTAGTAGGTAACTTGATTAGTGTAGTGATGCCACGCTCCAAGTCTACGTACAGTACCTTGAACTTAGTAGCTAAAGCTCCTACTACTAACTGAGTCTTACCACTTTTAGGTGCACCGTATACTATTACAGATTGCGCACTATTGTCCATACTTACTTCTGTTAAGTTCATTACTTCTCCTCACTACCACTAGGTAGTACTGCTATCTCGTCATAGGCAACAAAGGCAAAATTATTGTTACCATCCCACAATACTGCTACTGGCTTATCATCATGACAAGGCTTTAGTATATCAAGTACCTTACCTTTAGTACCAGCATTAGCCATTACATCACCATCGAAATCATCTGTGTCGTCGTTGTAGTCGCATATATCTACAAGAGCCTTCACTCTCATACCTGCTACTAACTTTACTTGCTCACTTGCATTACTCATATCCACTCTCCTGCTCTTCTATATCGTCATGACTAGGTGACTCGTGAGTACTAGTAAGGTACTCTTCTGCATTAGTCATGAGGTTGTCGTTGAAGTACTCAGTATTACTAGTATCTATATACCAAGGTACTGGTGGTACTTCCTTCTCAGGGCGCATGTTGTTAGGGTCACATACATGTGCTGCCTGTGCACGGTACGTGGTCTTGTTCTCCATCAGTACCCAACCATTAGTCCACTCACCATTAGCCCTCCTACCACCTTTCTGCCAGAAACAATTATCTTCTGCACAGCGGTTACAACTTACAGTCTTAGCCATACCTTTCTCCTATGTGTGTACTTGTACTACATCTAGTAGCATATCAAGGTCATCACCTGCCTCAGCTGTGCCACTAGTGGCATACTTGATAAGCTGCTCCTGCCTTTCCATCAACTCTTCAATAGTGAAGATGAACATAGGCTCTAGCATCTGACTGTAAGTACTATCATCCTCTGCTGCTAGGTCAGTGGTAGTACCATAGATGCGGTCAATACTTTCATCACTCATGTTACATACGTCTAAGTACTCGCAAGGTCTAAAGAAGTTAAAGCATGACTCACCATGACGAGGATAACCATTCTGCTCATACAACTCTATGATTTGCATATCAGTTAGTAAGGCACTTAACCAATCTACACGTAGTGCTGGTGACTTAGTAAAGAGTAGTGGCACTGTCTCCCTAGTGCGAGACTTGTACACCATGTACAGTACATCATAAGAAGCTGACGCATTAAGGTTAGCTGCTATCATATCTACTACAATACCATAGCCTAATGCTTGTGCACTGTTCTTATAGCTAGCTTCATTGATAGTAGTCATGCCAGTAGTCTTAAGCTCTAGTATCATGTAGCGCTTTTTCACTGGATGGTACAACACTAGGTCAATGTGTCCCTCATAAGAGTACCCATCTATTAACTTCACTACAAAGGTCAACTCTACTGCATCTATAATCTCACCAGTCTTAGGGTCAGGGAATGTTGCTACCTGCCACCCCTCTAAGAATGAGTACACACCTGCGTGATACTTCTTGTAGAATTCCTCTGCGGCTATTACTGCCCACCAGATATTCTTCTTAGACTTCTGCTCATTCTCACAACCTAAGTCATCTTCGTCATGAGAGTAAGCTAGTACTGTGTCTATAACAGTGCGATTAAAGCTAGCACCTGCCATAGTAGACTGGATTGCTTGACCTACTGCGTGACCGTACGAGAAAGTAACAGACTCTATCTTACCTTTGATAGCTTTCTTAGAATCTAGTTCGTACTTACGACCACACGAGTGTAGTGTTAGTTGGCGAGAGTAGCTTAAGCCTTTCTCACTCAGGTTATAGTAATCAAGTTTCATACTCAGTACTCCTATACCTTCATCTTGAATAGGTCATCAAGGTCAGCACCACCTAAGTCATTAAGACTAGTAAGCTCTTTCTTCTTAGCTTTAGTTGCAGCTGCCTTAGTCTTAGGTGCGGTCTCAATACCAGCAGTAGTAAGATAGCCACCTACTATTATACCTAGTTGATCATCTGTTAGTAGATGTGTAAGCTCAGAGTACTGCTCTAAGTTCTTACGAATAGCACGACAGAAGGTACGAATATCAGGAGTCTTCTCTACTGTTGCAGCATCTAAACTTTGTAGGTTGCTTAGTAGTAAGTCAGCATCTAGTCCATCTAACTCACGCACTTCGTCCTTCAAGTTGTAAGCACCCTTAGCTTCTTGCTTCTCTAAGTGCTTGTCTAACTCAGACTTAGTTTCCTTAACACTTACTACTAGGTCATCAAGAGAAGTGAACTGTCCTTTCTTCTCACCTAGAGTAGAGGCACCTGCTGTACCAACTGTCTTAACAGTAGCAGTTGTAGCAGTTGCGGGAGCATCCTTGCTTTGTTCTTCTGTACTACTAGGAGTAGGAGCTTTGTGCTTGGCTTTCATAGCCGCTAACTTTTCTGCTAAGGAACTCATACCATACCACCTTCATTACTATTATTACTTGCGTCACACTCAAACTCTTCCACCTCCAATGCGGTGTACTCGTTGTAGTGCAACTTGAATTTAACATCACTACCCTCTACTACACTACTCATGTAGGCATTAGGGTACTTGAGTCTGAAAGTTTCATCACGAAACTTCTCTTTCTGTAATGCTTTGCGGTAGGTCTTAGCAAACTTAGCTACTACTTTAGGATCACTACTACCTACTACTCTCATTACTACTGAGCTTGTGGTCTTTAGTACATTCCACGGCTCTTCATATGTACGCTTACGTTGTGCTGTCATCTTCTTTGTCCTCGTCTACTAGTTCAAACGAAAACTTACCTTTACCTGCACGTGCTTGTTCTTCTTCTTGATGTTCTATTACAGTGATAGTAACAGCTCCAGCCTTATCTGCTTTAGCAATACTAAATGACTGCATGAAAGGTTCAGTCTCTAGTATATTAGCATTGAGGTTGTAGGAACTAATAGCTGATTGTAGTCCCTTGCGTATTGCTGCTGTCGTTACGTTGGCAGTGATAGTAAGGCTGCCTTTGTTAATCAGGTGAGTTAGTAAGTCGTTGTATTCGTTCATCATTTGCCTCAATTAAATCGTAGTAGTATCATAACAAGGGTGCATCCCCATGTCAATAAGCCTTTTTAAAATGTTCTTTCGTAGTACTAAAGGTAAGTACTCGAAACAGGTGGTAGCTGGGTTAGTATCGTGCCAACCATTCTGAGGTAGTGGTACCTCTAGTACTAAGTCTGTAACAGGATTACAATTTACACACTCTTTTTTAAATGGTAATGCTGTCTCTGTTCTACCACTAGTACCACAATTAAGACAGTACTGCATTCCATAACGAGTGTAGTTATAATTACTAGGAGTATTAGGAATGGTTAGGTCGTGTCGTTGGTCAAAGGTTACAGGCTCAGCACTGTATAGTAGTGCTAGTATTGCAGTGTTAGCTTCACCTATCTTAATATCCTTCTGACTTACTGGGTTCTTGTGGAAGTAATGGAGAAGCCGCACGAATAGTGCAGCCCTCACATCATCACTCTCAGGTTTCCAGTTAAGAAGTTCTGCGAGTGACTTCATACTACTGTACTACTCCATCAGCTTCTAACTCACGTACTTCATAGCTAGTGAATTGTGATGCTAAGAACTTAACTACTGCTAGTGTGTCATAGCAATCAGCTAGTGCACGGTGACGACCTTGTCTTTGTATCTGGTACTCAGCACAGAAGTCCTGTAACTTAATCTTCTTACCATGGTAGTCACTAGTGAGGGGCATCACGTCAGTCCATACCAGTCCACCAAAGTCAAAGTTAATACCACTAGCTAGTGCTGTCTGTGTTAGTAGTCGGCAATCAAAGCTAGCATTGTAGGCGAGGATGTTCATACACTCTAGTCCATCTACTAGTTCATCATGCACATCATTGTACACCATGCCATGCTTATCAGTAGCAGACTTAGTAATACCATGTACCTTTTGTGCGTGATAGTTAATAGGTTGCGAGTGCTTGAGGAACAAGTCAGCTGCTACTCTCTCAGGATTAATCTCTAGTATTGCTAACTCTATTACCACATCAGCCTTACTCATACCAGTAGTTTCAGTGTCTAGTAGTATACAGTTACCTGATTCTAGTATGTCACGCGATAACTGTATTGCATTGTCACGCTTCTCAGTACTACTTAATTTAATCTTGCTCATGCTTGGGCTCTCTTATACTCTTTGTAACTAGTTAGGGTTAGGAATGTATCAACTGGTAGTGGTGGATAGTTACGAGCGTGATGCACGTAGTGTACTACCACGTCGTTGCTTATAGCCTGACGTACTGCTTGTGCTACCAATAGTGGCTTGATTAAACTCATACTGCAATCCCCCATACCTGCCCAGTCTGTATAACATCCTGACGTAGTGAACTAGCAGTACCATTATACATAGCATCAAGGCACTTATCAGCCCATCGTTGTAGTACTAAGTCACGGAAGAAGTGACTGTGCCCATCTACCCAATGACTCATGTTAACATTCCATACTGCTGGTACGTAGGTATCAACTGCATGAGCACAGTAAGTAGCACCTACCTTACCCATATCCCCCCAAGCATTAGGAACAATCAAACCTAGTAGTGGTATCCAGTTACAGTAACGTGCTATTGCTGTAGGTACGTCATGCTCAGTGTGTACTACTACTACATTCTTCATGCCCATAGGAAATATAAGGTCACGTGGTAGTGCAGGATTAATCAGTAGTACACCGTCAAAATCAGCACCTTGCTTTACAGCTTCTACTAGAATAGCACAGCCATTACTATGACCTACTGCAAACTGTTGTCTGTATGAAGGGTGCTTATCTAGTAACTCTACTATGGCATTAGCAGCCTTACCATTATGACGTATCACATCTAGTAAGCCGAACTCTCCATAGTCAAAGTCAGTTACATTACTACCCATAACATTAGCGCGTATGAATGGTATGATTTTATCTACAGTATTATCACCAGTATCATCTACATTAAAGCCATGTACTACTGTAGTGTTGGCACTCCTAGAGGTAGGATGTATCAGATGGTCATACTGTTTGATAGTAAATTTAGGTAAACCCATTGGGTTACTCCTGTTGTTATGTTGTTATTGTTGGTTGTGCTAGGTTAATTTTCGCTGGAAGTTTGGGCACCGTACTACTAGTACCTGCGCATGTCACCTCCGCTCCGCTTCGCTTCGGCTCCGTTGTGACATGCTTGTTACTACTAGTACTTAAGTGCCACTTCCAGCTAAAAATGAACCTATGATGGTGGTTGTTGCTCTTGACTACAGCGACGCACTTCTTCCACACTCACTCGGAATAGACGCATCTTACCAGTAGTCTTTGCCCTGTACCACGCTTGTTTCTTAGACTCGCGATAGGCAAACTCCCACTCATTAGGGTCAGGAGCATGACGTACTGTATGTCCCTGCCCTAGTGTGCTATTAGAGGCAAGTGCCAGTGCCATCATCATTGCAGGATGCTCATTCATTAGAGTGAGTCATCCTCTGTTAAGTCTTGTACTAGGGACTCATCAAGGTTAATACCCATGCTCTCTAGCTGACGTAGTAAGACACGTGCTTGCCCACGAAGTGCACTAGTAAAGGCAGTACTAACTTCCATATCCACTGCTTCATCTAGCGCAGGGTCTAGTAGTCGTTCGATGTTACTGACATTACCTTCGTTACTAATACGACACACACTAATAGTAGTATTGTCTGCAATCTTAAGTGCATGCTGTATGCGACCTAGTTGCCCAATGGTTTCACCAATATCACTAAGGTTAGTATTAATAGGTGATGATAGTTGTGTGCCTTGTACTGCTGGCTTAGTTACTCTGATATTACTCATTTACTTTCTCCAAGTGTTGTTGAATATTGTCTACTAGTTCAGGGAATGAATACTCCTTAAACTGGGTCATTACTGTTACTAACTCTTTAGTATGCTCGGCACTTACTTTGTACTGTTGCATCAGTTCCAGTAGCCTTACTATAAGAATCAGGTCTTGCTCTTTAGCTTCCTCTGCTAGTTCTTCTTCCTTAGTAGCTTGGAGTTGTATGCCCCATTCTACTATGATGTCGTTGTTGAAGTAGGGCTTGTACCTGTCTACTTCAGCCACTGTAAGGTGTTGTAGTTGAGTAGGTGTGAATGGTATTGCTCTACTAGTCATTAGGTAGCTCCTCCAGTTCCTGTGCTAGTGCTTCTTGTAGTAGGGCTGTGTTAGCATCCCACAATCTAAGCACTACATCTAACTCTTCTATAGCCTTGAACATTAGTACACGTTCTTCTTTAGTAGAGTTACCTGTATGAGCATGTGCTACCTGATTCATTATTATACCACGTGCTCCCATTAGTTTGCGCTTGTTCCAGTTACGAGTACGAGCACTCTTCTGTAAGGGTGTTGCCATTAGTAGTGCTCCTCTTGATCAGGTTCTACATACCCATCTACCAAGCTAGCATCTAGCGCATCCGCTACTAGCTTCAAGGTAGTGTTGTATGTCATGCTTACTAAGGCACTAGCTTTGCGCTTGTCAATGCCCATGCTATCAATACCATGTTGTATGCAAGAGTCTAATGAATCCTTATGCAAGTGAGTGTGTAGTGCTGTCTCCATTAACTGCTTCGCTAGTGGATGCTTGTACTTGTTAGGATGCAGTACTGGATTAGTGTTTACTACTTCCACTGCTTCGGTTTGTTCTGCGTTCAGGTGTGAACGACGTGATGGTACTAGTGTGTTACGTGCTTCGTCATGATTATCAGTGTTGTTCATGTTGGTATTGCTCCTATTGAAATGCTGCTGTCTTAGTGATTGTTAGTGCTGGTTGTGATGCTCTCTTCTTAGCAAGTTCCAGCTTGAGTTTCTCTGCCCTGACCTTACTACGGTAGTAGTCTAACTTCTTGTCAAGGGTATTACCTTTAAGCTTCTGAGTAGTGATGCCTTTCTGTAGCATACTATCACCAGCTTTAACAGGGTTCTGCTTATCGTACATGATAGTAATGTCACGTCTTGCACGAGTAACACCAGTGTATACTAGCTCACGGTTAACCATAGTACTATGACTGTGGTGTAGTATTAGCCATACTCTTTGTGCTTCACTACCTTGAGCTTTGTGGACTGTCATTGCACCAACTAGTAGTAGGTTGCTGACTTGTCCTGCACTTCTAGCAGTAGCAGTACGGCTAGGGTCTTGACAGTTTACCATTCTGATAACGGCACTACTCTGAGTACTGTTACGAGTCTTACTTACCTCTACTGCTGCATCTAGTAGGTCATCAATATCAGCATTCTCAAAGTTAAACTGCTGTGCTTCTATTACCTCTGCCTCATGCTCAGTACTAATGCGTCCCCATCTATCTACATGAGGCGATGGTGGTAGTGGTGGTGCACCAGTGTAGTCAGTGTTAGGTTCGATACTATCAATGAACCAGTACTCTTTGTTGTGTAAGACCTTATCTCCTACACAGAAATGGAAGTGGTGGTAGTTACTAATAACTTGATGTACTTCTAGACCATCACGCTCTGCCAGTCCTTGACCTATCCACTTGTTTAACTCTAGTGTACCGAATGCCTTGTTGAAAGGTACTAGTACCATATCGTACTGTGGGTCAAATTCACCAGCTATTATTAGCTTCTTAAAGTAAGTACCTATTGCCATACAACTAGTCTCACTAGGGTGTCTCTTAGCAAAGGGCTTCATACTAACAGTACCACTATGGTCTGATTGGTTCCACGTCTCCGCTTCCTTATCTCCCATAGGCTTACCCTCTAGTATACGTTGTGCTAGCTTTGTTACTAGTCCAGTATTACGATACACTTCACCAAGCTCAATGATAGGTAGCTCTAGTAACTTGAACCCTAGTATTGCGTCATCGAATACTGGCGGTAGCTGGTTCAAATCTCCTAGGAATATAAAGGTAGTATCATCAGGTCTTGGCAAGGCACTATAGAATGTTTCCCATAACCACATAGGAACACTACCACCCTCTTCCACTACTACTATATCTAGGTGTGGTAGAAATGCCCCATCACCAAGACCATCAGGTTGGCAACCATAAGTAGGTACGAATCGTTGAGACTCTTTATTAAAACCAGTCTCTTTACCATCATCACCTATCTCAGGTATTTCTACCTCACAAGGATAGTATTCTAGTAGTGTGTGAAAGGTACTACAGTTCTGCTTGAACTCTTGAGGTAGTGCCTCTTTGATATTACGTACTGCTTGGTTAGTGAATGAAAGTACTGCTATTGCTGGCTTACCCTCTGAAAGCACACGCTCAGTACCTTCTGTTAACCTACTGATAACACCACTACTACTCAAGGTGGTAGCCATTGTACGTACAGTAGTAGTCTTACCAGTACCCGCACTACCAACTAGGCAGAATGAATGCTTACTTTCAGCCATTACTACTGCTTGGCGTTGTTCCGCATTCAGGTTATCGAAGTTAACTTCGTCTTTGTTTAGTGCTTTAGCTACACTGTTGGCAGTAGCAGTTGTTGTAGTATCGACGCCATTAGCCCCACTCCCACTGCTAGCCCCATTACTGCCATCAATAGTAGTAGTCTTACCAGTGCTACTGTCTTTCTTCTTCTGTAAGAAGGCTTGAAGGGTAGATACTTCTGCTTGTCCTGCTTCCTGCTTAACACTCTTTAACTCCACTGTTGGCTTTACTACTGCTTGTGCTTGTTGTGATGCTTGCTTCTGCTCTTTTAGTCGTTTAAGCATACGTGCTAGTGATGGGCTAGTCATCTTTCCACTCCTTATGAGTAAGAATCTTTTTAGTTTCAATGTTACGAAGCTTGCCTACTATTGCTAGTACTTCTTTCAGTGTTAGTTCTAGTTTAAGCCACTTGCCACTGTCTTGACCTAACATATGAATGTAGTACCTACTAGGTCTTGACTTAGTGATACTGAATTGCATAGGACAGTAACGCTCTTGTACTTCTACTGTGGTGTGGGTAGTACCATACTTTAAATATTTCATTATGCTGTCCTCAATTTGCGTACTACTAGATGTGATGATGTTAGTATGTGTGGGAAAACATTCTTAGTCTGTAATACCCACCGCTTTCTCCAAGGTACTAGTACGTACACCTTGTCGCTATCTAAACTACATTCGTACGTACTACCAGTTGCCTTACTCGTTACCGTATGAGTAGTACCATATTTGTATCGTGTCATTGCTACTAATCCTTATGCCTTTGCTGGAGTTTTGAATTTGTTTAACATACGAGCTAGAGGTGAATCACCAGTAGGCTTGTTGTTACTCACTTTTACTACTACATTGTTATGGAAGCTCATATCAGATACCTTAGTCTTAGTAGTGTACTTAACATTCGCGCCTTTGTTATGCTGCTCTTCTTCTTTAACAGTAATGAAGTCTAGGCTTGCTACTATGTTATGAATAGTCTCTAGTTTAGCTTCAAGATGACGTATTACTAGTAGTGACTGCTCTCTGTTGTCATCCTCATAAGGTAGGGATGCCTTAGCTATCTTGATAACCTTTTGTAGTGTACCTACATTCAAGCGGTCTAGGTTAGTACTGTTAAGATAGTGTCTAATAGTATCAGCTTGCGTACCAGTAAGATCTTCGTTCTTAATGTGCATTTGCTTGATAGCCCATTGACCTAGTTTAGGTGTGTACTTACTACCTTTAAGGTGATACGTGTTAAGAATACGGTTAAGCTCTACTTCTAGTGCTAGTTCGTCCTCTAACTTCTCGCGCTTCTTCTCTTGCGCTGTTAGTGGGTTGTCTCCGTAGTACAAGTGCAACTGCTTGCTAACTTCTTTCAAGTACAATGCAATGCGACTACCACTAGTATTGTTATCTCTACTGATAATAAGTGTTGGTAAGTCTAACTTGTGGTGATTCTCAGTACGGATGTACTTACTAAGTGGCTTGATTACTCTTACTAGTGCCTTGAATATCTTGTTAACTTCTTTCTCTGACTCAAGATACAGACCACAGCGTTTAGTACTGATTAAGCCAGTGTTAACAAGTAGTGCTGTTACTGCTAAGTATTTCTCCGTTGGAGTGCGTGATTCTGATAGTAGTGTTATCAACTCTAGTGGTGATAGCCCGAATACAGGATGACTGTTACGAACTAATTTGTTCTTAATACTAGAGTTGTGAAAATGTGTACCTACTGCAATTTTAATATTAGTATGGTGACAGAATGAGATAGTAGCGCTAATTTCTTTTAGTGTCTTTAGTGTCTCAGTGTCGTGCTGTGTAGGTTGTGAGTAAAACATGGGCTTTCCTTAATGGTGTTTAAGCTAGAGTTAAAGTAGTTGTTGATGTTGCTAGTGCTAGTGGTCGTGCTTGTACTAGTTCACACAGCGTTTCCGTATTACTGCGCTTACGTCTACGATTACACTTGTCATGGTGTGCTCTTGCGTCGTCGCTGTAGTCACCTGCTTTGTGCTTGCGCTTCTGGTGACTGTTCTTCATTGGTGCTGGCTTACTCATAGTGCTTGCTCCTTTAGTAGTGACTGTTGATGTTCACGCCACTGTTGTGTTAGTATTATTGCTTGTGCTAGTCGTAATCTAGTAGCACCCTCTACAATAGTAGTACCTTTCACAATCTTACCGTCTACTTCTAGTGTGGCGTGTGGACGTGCCATTGCTAGTGCTAACTGAGCTGTACCTTGTGATACAGTATTACTATCTAGTCGTTGTGTACAATAGTGCAGTAGTTGTTCATACTGCGTGTCCGTTATATTCATAGTAGTAACTCCTTACTAGTTAATAGTAGTGCTAAGGGGTGAATCCCTAACACCAAAGTAGTGCCTATCATATCATACTTTTAACAGAATGTCAAGTACTCATTCAGTGGTAGCTTGTGTAGAAGGAGTAGTAGTAGGAGTTGTGAGTAAGGTAGTACTACAAATCTTATGCACTCCAAATACCAAGTACCAAATACTTAAATACCTAGATACCTAGAAACTTGAAAACCTGAAAACCTAGGGGGTAGGTATTGGGTGTGTGGGGTGTGGTTGTCGTTGTAGTAGGTATTAAGGTGTTGTGTTGTTGTAGTGTTGCTTGTGTAGTAGGTAGTACTTACTTGCCTTGTGAGAAAGGTGTAAGTGTCTATGATTATTATGACGTTAATATAAGGGGTATTGAAATTTTTAATAAATAATAATACTACTACTATACTATCTACTACAGCTACTACACTACTATTACTAGCTACTAGCTTTGCTACTACACTAGGTACTAGTATTAGGTGTTGTAGTGGTAGGTACTACTATTGGAGGTAAAATGGATATTGGGTATGAATATCCCCTCAAGGTTTCTAGGTTCTCAGGTTCTCAGGTATTCAGGTATTTGTGGTATCTAGGTATCTGGGGTGCACTGTGCTGCTAGTACTAGTAGTTAGTAATACCAATGTAGTGTTAGTAGTATTGATGCTTGTAGTGTGGCTGTGATTGGCTTTATTTCAGGCAATAAAAAACCCACTACAATGAGTGGGCTTCTGTTAAGTACTAAGTACTAGTTATGCGAACATATCTAAGTCAAAGTCCTCTGACGGTTTAAGAACTTTCTCTAAGTTAGTCGCCCATAGGTTAACTACTGGCTCACAAGTTGCGGCTACATCAGCATCCTGCTCTGCTAGTGCTGCATACCAAGTAGCGATAGCGCCTTGCAACTTCTCAAGTACTGCGTTGCTAACTGGCTGACATGAAGCAAGAGAAAAGCGCTTCTCGCCTAGTTGTGCTACTGCTGCTGCTACCTTGTCGTTGAACAACTCAGGCATAGTAGCTTTAACAACTTCTACAACTGCTTTGACCATTTCGGCAGTAACTTTAATCGCTGCTGTGCGTTGTGCGAATGGTGCTTCTAATACAGCATCCCAAGATACTAGAGTCTCAGCCGTTGGTGTGCCATTGCCTATCACGTCATCTTGAGCAGTCTTGATAGCTTTGTTAACCAACTGCTGTAAGTGGTCGTTCTGTGCTGCTGTAAATCCTTCAACGGCTACAACTGGTACAGCCATGTTAACAGTTACAGACTTACGCTTGTACTTGTCTGCTTTGCCTTCTTCTGTGATTACTTCTACTTGATCTGCTGCTAGAGATTCTTTCTCTACTAGAGCTGATAAGCGCTCATAACCTTTTTCCTCTGCTGTGTATGATTTAAAGTGGAATGTAAAATCGATTGCTTTAGTATTAATATCAGACATTGTAGTCTCCAATTGGTTAGTAAAATAAGTGTGGGGTTAATCCCCATTCCCTCAGTGGGAGTACCATTATAATTGAATGGTGTGTTAGTGCAAGTATTTACACTCAATAACCTACTATTACTAATAGGCTATGAAGTGTTTGTACTGC